CTTCGGTTAGATTCGCTGTCTAACCTGGAGTTCGCAGTTCCTAGTGAAATTCGTCGTTACAAGAAACAAACAACTCGACCTTTCTCAGCAGAACGAAAATTCATGAATCAACTACTGAAAGATTTTTCGTTGGATCCGTTCAAAGATCCAGAAACAGGCAAGGACTACGTCATAGCCTATGAAAAGTGCAAAATGCCAAGTCGAATCGAGGGATCGCGCAAGGAGAATTATGCCAAGAAGCTCGTTGGTGTTTACGGTCCGTGTTCAACCGCAGGAAAGAATGCTCAATTTGAGTGTTTGGATTCTATTTTGCGTGCTATATCAGTTAAGGATGGTGGCTTTCATGTTGCTCAAGCCGTCGCAAATATCTTTAACCGGTGTCCACATGTATTTCCAGCTATGTTGAACGCTGGTGGTGCTTTGACTCATAAGATCTCTTTGTTTGATGTTCCTTGTGTTACTGCATTTCAAATACACATGGTCGTCATGCTATCTCGTGCTTTATTTGGCTCTTTTAAGTACGAACAATTTGTTGATGTCCGTGGTGGCATTTGTCCGTGTTGTTCTGAAGAACACGAATTTATTCTTGTTTGCGGAAGTTGCTCTGAAAATGCTTACTGCTTTAAGTGTTACGCTGCCGGTGTTAATTTGGGAATGGTGCACGAGGCTCCTTTTTGTCCAACCTGTTCAACTCCAGTACGTATTGCTTCATCGCAGGGCATTTTGCGCTTTCATGAGCTCTGGGTAGCAGGATGTGATGCCAGGTCATTAGCTACGAGCCTTGAAAAGAATATGCTTGAGAATAACCATAATGTTGTTTGGGACGACTTTACGTGTGATGATTTCCACACTTCATGTGAGTTAGCTTTCGAGTACTATGACGAATTCATTCTGAAAGGAAAGAGAGTTGAAATTGTTGATCTTTCTGATATCAACAATTTCGTGAAAATGTTTGTTCCTTCAAACACTTCTGCTGGGTATTATATTGGAGTTACGCCTACGAACCCAACCAAAGCAGACATTCATAGGGAAGAAATGTCTAGGATTTGTCATGTGTTGCGTGGTCTCGCTGAACACATGACCACACTCACTGATGCTGTGCGTTTGGTTCGTCCTCTTTTGACTGATGTGCATAAAATGGCTCCTAAGCTCGAGACAATCATTCCTGATGATCAAGTTGGGGTTGAGGCAGTTCGTCCTGACAAGACTCGTGTTTTCTTTATATCTCAGCTTGGCGTCACATGTTACATGAAAGCAATTTGGTACTATTTGTCTAAATGTATGGGAGTTGGCGCTGAAGGGCAATTCAATCCGATTGGTATTAACATGAAGTTTTTGCATGGTTCTGCCACCGCGTTCTTTTGTGAGATGTTTGGCGTTACAGCGGAACGATTAGCTCAGGTGAAAACAGCTGATGATCATTATAAACTCGAACTTGAGATTTTAACAAAATATCTGTGTGTCATAGGAGACTTTTCACGTTATGACATGCATGTCACTCCTCATTCGTTGGCTGGAATTTTGTTGCCTTTCATACAAATTTTTCATTTGCCTGGAGTTGAGTACGATTCTGTTGCTGGTAAATTGGTGTTTCCGAATGGCTTCGAAAACTTAGACTCTCAAGTTAAAATTTGGGTTGTGTGCTATTTACGATGTATCGAGGTCTTAATTACGAAAGTTGTCAACGCTCCTGACGGTTCTGGTTGGTGGCGTTTT